TTTGGTGGGTATACTTCAACAGCTGTTGGAAATACAGAACTTTGGAATGGAACTAATTGGGCAGAACAAAATGATTTAAATACGGCAAGATATGGGGCCGCAGGATTTGGAACTACATCTAATACTATTGGTGCAGGAGGAACCCCTCCAGTTACAGCAGCGGCAGAAGAATGGACAGGTGCAGGTGCAGCAGTTGGAGCTTGGGCAACAGGTGGTGATATGAATACTGCTAAAAAACAATCTGCTGGCGCAGGTTCACAAGCAGGTGGTATGTCTTTTGGTGGAGAAAACTCTTCTTCAGCAAACCTTGCTAATACAGAATTATATAATGGAACAAACTGGACAGAAGTAAACGATTTAAACACTGCAAGATATCTTTTAGGAGGAGCAGGCGCTGAAAATACAAGTGCCATAGCAGTTGGAGGAGAAGTAGATCCTGGAGGAAACCAATCATTAACTGAATTATGGAATGGGTCTAATTGGACAGAAGTTAATAATATGAATACTGCTAGAAGACAGGTATCAGTAAATGCAGCTAACAGTTCAAATGCTTTAGCTTTTGGTGGTGGAGCACCTTCTTATACGGCAGCAACCGAAAGTTTTAATGGAACAAACTGGACAGAAGTAAATGACTTAAACGATGCAAGAAGTGACATGGCACGTGCTGGAACTTATAATGCAGGTTTAGCAATAGGTGGAGACACACCTGGCAATTCAGCAAACGTAGAGTCATGGAACGGAACGAACTGGACTGAAGTTAATAATTTAAATACTGCAAGAGCATATCTAGCTGCATCTAGCACATCTCAAACAGCCGCTGTGGCGTTTGGTGGAAACCCTAGTGTGGCAAACACTGAAGATTGGAATGGTGTTAGTTGGGCAGAAGTAGCAGATTTAAATACTGGAAGAGAAAGTTTATCAGGAGCAGGAACATCAGCAGCAGCTTTAGCTTTTGGTGGTAATACACCAGCACCTGCATCAGTAGTGACAGAAGAGTGGACTGGAGCTTCTTCTATAGTTAAAACAGTGGGGACAGATTAATTATGGCAACGTATAAAGACACAAAAGGAACAAATATTGAAGCGGTATCATCAGATCCATCTAATCCTATTGTAGGACAAGTTTGGTATAATACAACGGACAATGTTTTAAAAGGGCAAAGGACTAATCTAGCAGGAAGTTGGTCAACTAGTAATAATATGAATACTGCTAGAAACTATCTTGCTTCAGCTACTAATGGAAGTAAATCAGCCGCTTTAGGCTTTGGTGGTGTTCCACCAAACACAGCTAAAACAGAATCTTATAATGGAACTAACTGGACAGAAGTAAACGATTTAAATAATGCAAAACATGCTTTAGCAGGAGGTGGTACACAAACATCAGCCATAGTTTTTGGTGGTGGACCTTCTCCAACAGTTAAAACATCAACTTGGAATGGATCCAACTGGACTGAAGTAAACGATTTAAATACTGGAAGAGAGGCTTTAGGAGGCACTGGTGCAGACAATACATCAGCTTTAGCTGTTGGTGGTAACACTCCACCTGTAACGGGTGTTGTAGAATTATGGAATGGAAGTAATTGGACTGAAGTTAATGACCTAAATGATTCAAGAGAATGGCCGGCAGTTGCAGGAGTAGCACCGGCTGCTGTAGCTTTTGGTGGTCAATCACCAGGTTATACAGCTAACACTGAAGTATGGAATGGAACTAACTGGACTGAAGTTAATAATTTAAATCAATCAAGAGCCTATGCGGCTGGAGCAGGAACTTCTACATCAGCAATAGGTTTTGGTGGTTCTCACCCGCCTGGTGTTTATGATGCTTTAACAGAAGAATGGAATGGAACTAACTGGACAGAAAAAAATGATATGAATACAGCAAGATATGGTTTAGGAGGCGCAGGAGTTTCAACTTCAGCTGTAGCTTTTGGTGGATATACAGGAACAGCAACAGGAGCAACCGAAGAATGGAATTTTGATCAAATAGTTTATGCTTGGACTACAGGTAATAGTTTAAATACTGGAAGAAATCTTGCCGGCGGTTCAGGAGTTGAATTAGCGGCTTTATATTTTGGCGGAGAATCACCTGTAACTGGAAAAACAGAATCTTATGATGGAACAAGTTGGACAGAAGTTAACGATATGAACACTGCCAGAAGTTATCTAGGTGGAACTGGAACTCAATCATCAAGTTTAGGTTTTGGAGGTACACTTTCACCATCACCTACTTACATGAATGAAACAGAATCCTGGAATGGAACGAACTGGACAGAATTAAACAATTTAAACACTGGAAGATATCTTCCAGGAAGTGCTGGTGCAAGTAATACATCAGCTTTAGCTATTTCAGGAAATATTTCAGGTACTGAGACGGCTAATACTGAAAGTTGGAATGGAACGAATTGGACAGAAGTTAACAACGTTAATGATGCAAGATCAGTAACAGGTAGTAATGGAACTGCTACATCTGCTTTAATATATGGAGGAGACTCTCCAGGTACTGATGCAGACACTGAGTTATGGAATGGAACTAACTGGACTGAAGTTAATAATTTAAATACTGCACTATCAGGAAATGCTGGTACAGGAACTGATAGCACGGCCGCTTTATCTTTTGGTGGTGGACCTTCTCCATCTGCTTTAGCAGGAACCGAAGAATGGAATGGAACTAACTGGACAGAAGTTGCAAATTTAAATACTGCAAGAACATATTTAGGTGGTTCTAGTACATCTGCTGTTTCAGCTGTAGCCATGGGTGGTGAAACACCTTCTGGTCTTACAGGAGCTAGTGAAGAATGGGGATCTGCGGCTCCAGTAACAGTTACATTTAGTGATTCTTAAGACTTGTAATATATTTTAGATAGTATATATTAGTCTTAACTATAAAGGATAAAGCTATGAAAAAAGACGTTAGAGAAGTAATACAAGGTGAAGAACCACATTTAAATAATCTATTAACTAAAGAAGATTTGTCATCATTTAAAGGCATGGTAGATGAGTTAAGAGATACATGGACCAAGAAACAAATGTTTCGAACAGAAACAGAAGCAAGATTTTCTGTGCTTCAAGATAATAGATATCCAACTAAAGCATCAAAGTACTGGCAGTGTGTTAGAGAACAATCATCATATTTAGATAATTTAATGACATTATCATTTGACTATAGAAGAAACGAAGCAAAAATTAAATGGTTAGAAGGTAAAGTAGAAAAAGAAGAAGATGAATATAAAGCAACAAAATATAAAATAGATTTAGATGAAGCTAGATTTGCAAAAGCCTCTATGGAAAAAATTGCAAAACATAGAATGCGTGAGATTAAAATGTGGTCTAAATTAAAAGGTGAATTTAATGATGGATCATTTAATGACAAAGATGTTAATCAACACCAACTTGAATCATATGGTTTACAATATCATGAAAAAGCAAAGACATTAAATGCAAACTCATCAGAGGCAGAAATATTTAATGTAATGGGTCAGTTACAATCACTACAAAGAATTAAAAAATCTGGTGAATTAGAAAGCAGTTATAAAGAGAAAGAACAGATTACCCAACATGACAAACCTAAAGTTTGATTTTGTATTTTTAGGTCAATCGATTTTAAAGTATCAGGTTCCATTAGATATATTTAATTCTATTAACTATATTTATGAATCTAACTTTCATAATTTAGAACCTGCTAATGGTCAGTTAGTAGGTAAGATAGAGAACGAACATTCTTTATTTTATCATGGTAAAGATCAAACCAAAATGAAAAACCATAATAAATTACCAATAGATGTAACAAATTATTTTTTAGAAACGTTTAAACACTATCTAGCGTTTAATAAAATAAAAGATTACGATTTACATCTTAATTCTATTTGGGTTAATGAAATGAAACAACACGAATATAATCCAGCGCATGTACATAGAGGTATGTTATTTACAGGGCTATCTTCTGTAATGATTTTAAAATTACCATCAACATTTGGTAGAGAATACTCAGCAAGTCAAGTTCAACAAAACGGTAGACTACAAATATTAGGTGCAGCCAACGGTCAGTTTGCTAAAATAGATTATCAACCACCCATGGACCTTAGAGATTTTTATATATTTCCCTATGATATGAGACATTGCGTTTTATCCTTTTAATGGAACAAATGAAACAAGAAGAACACTAGCTGCAAATTGTGATGTACAATTTGACCCTATAAAAAATAGAGGTGTAGCATAATGGATAAGCAATATTATATAGATAATCACATTGGTTTATTTAAAAATTTTATGCCAAACGAATTAATAGAAGATTATTTAAATTACTTTAATAAATGTGAACAACAAGGTGCAGTATATCCAAGGAAAGTAGATGAGATGTTAGTATCGGATAATGCTATAGATACCATAAGAGATACTAATGTTCCCATGACTTACAACAATAAACCTTTTATAGATATGTTTTTTAAAGAAGTGTACCCACTGTATGTTCAAAAATATTCTTATTTAAAAAAATTAACTACACATAATATACTAGAAGTTAAAATACAGAAGACTAAGGTAGGTGAAGGTTATCATATGTGGCATTGTGAAAATGCTGAAATGAAAGCTAGAAATAGAATACTGGCTTTTAGTGTTTATCTTAACGATGTTACAGAAGGTGGAGAAACAGAATTTTTATATCAAAAGTGCAGATTCAAACCTGAAAAAAACACTATGTTGGTTTGGCCATCACAGTTTACACACGTTCATAGAGGCAACCCACCTTTATCGAATGATAAATATATAATAACGGGATGGGTAGAATACGGATATTAATATGATAACAGAAC